GTAGACTGCCTTCATTTGGTCGTCTTCAGCCGTACCGGCAAAGGCTGTCTGCCCGCCTGGGTACATGTTCAGCTTGGCTTTTTCGTAGTCAATGTAGTAGTAACTGGCAATGCGTACAGTGTCCTCATTGAGCCAATTGCTGATTGACTGATCACCTACACCCAAAGACTGGAGCGTAGAGATAGGCGCAGCGTCTGGGTACTGACGCTCATACTCTGCTTTGGTCAAATCTTCAGTGATAAAGCAATATTTAGCATCTGCACCCGTTGGGTCTTGGATCAGTGGATCCATGTACACCGAAAATGAGTTGCGAATGCGGCCAATCTTGATGTCTTGATCAAACGTGTTAGGTTCGCAATACTCGGTCATCAGCGTGATGTAACCTTCGCCGTAGGCGACTTGGTTTTCACAGGCTGTGTCGTAAGCCACGTCTGCATCTGAGATGTATTCGATGTGGCGAATCATGCCGTTGAAGATCTCAGCCACCTGCACGTCAGCGTTGTCGTCCACTGGGATGACCTTAGCGCCTGGGCGGTTTTGACGCATGTCATTCGTCACTTGACGAACGTGTTGCGGCAGTTTGTTGATTGTCAGTGTCGGGCGTGCGTTGATCGTCTGACCCTGCACCGCGCCGCGAGTGGCCAATACGTCAGCAGGCCATTGCCAATGATTATCCGGACTTCCGGCGTAAAAACGAAGATCGTCTATCTCATCTTCCCGTGACTCAGCAAGGGCAGAAACAGCCATGTCTAGCCTAGCGCGAGCAACAATCAGTATGTCAGAGTCACTTTTTAATGGTTTGCCGCCAGCTGCTACGTTAGCAACGGCGACCATGCCTGTTGGATCTGCCATGTTACTTCTTCTTGGCCGTTTTGGCCGATTCTTTGAACGCCTTGGCGGTGGGCGCGCCCTTGTCGCCAGGGGAACGCATCTTTTCTTTGGAGCCGGCGGCTATCCGAGCCTGTTTTGCGTTGATATTGGCATAAAGTCCGGGCTTTTTCATTTACGATCCCATCCAAGAAGTAGTCACCACGCTTCGATCTGAATACATGCGGCGCTGCGTGGGTTCACGCGCCTCACGGTGGGCCACAGGGTATGCAAAAGTCACACAAATCGCGTCTGCCGCGTCTGGTGAGGCCAGCCCCCGTGCCTTCATGTCCTTTTTCGACTCCAAGAAGATTGTACCCTTAGAGTCGGGCTTCATCATAGGTGAAATTAGATCAGTTTTGAGAAATCTGTCAAGCGGAATTGATGCCGTTTTGAGCCAATCTTTCATTGACCCCCACATTTCAGCCCTTTTGTTGCCGTACATGATGGGATTCTTAGACTTATTACCAAAGTTAATGCCCTTGACCTTGTAGCGCTGCTCTTTGAGCCTGTCCACAATGCCTGCGCCCAAGCCCCCTTCGTCAATCACGACCAAGGTTGGCTTAAATTCCTCTATCACCTCAATAATATGCCCCACCACCGTCATGGTGTCGTCGCCCCTGTGCCTGTCAATCCGCACAATATCCCGCCCTTGCCGCACTGCAATGACTGTCGCATCCGCGCCGAACCTGGCAGGGTCAACACCGATCACTATCGGAGCACTGGCGTCCTGATACTGCGGCCTCTTCATTGCCTCATCGACTAAGAAAGCGCCGATGAACTGGTCGTCGCCCTCAGATGGGAACTGACCGTACACCTCGACGTGCGCCTGTGCTGAGTCTGGGCCGTACTCGTCGATGATGCCCTGATACACCTGTTTGTCTGTGCCCTCTACCGTGCGCGCGTCGACTACCTTGGTATTCCAAAAACTTCGTTTGCTGTTGAACGTCTCGTAGAAGTACCCCGTGTTACGCCGTGGGTTGCTGAACGCCATCCAGAACCTGTTGGGTGTGTTCTCAGTAAAGAAACCCGCCGTCACAGCCCAGATTGAGTCATCTATACCAGACGCCTCGTCAAACACCACCAGCACACCATCAAAGTTGTGCACACCTGCGTACGCATCTGGATTCTCCGCTGACCACAGCCGCCCCTCAACGCCCCAGTAACGTGTGCCCTTCCTGAGATCACGCTCGACTAATTCGGTGAGCCACTTAGCCGGCATGAGGCGGGTTGCGCTGACTTCAAACCAGTGCGAGTTAAGACTCATCGCTAGCCACTTGGTTATCTCAGCCCAAGTGACTGATCTAAGCTGTGATTCTGAGTTGGCTGAGATGATGGTTGTGGAACCAATCCTTGTGGACAGCATCCAGATCGTGATCCAGCTGACCAACGCCGACTTACCAATACCACGGCCCGATGAGACTGCGCTTCTCAGCGTGTCAAAGTCTATCTTGCCCTGGTTCTGCTTAATATGATCGCCGATCTGCTGCAAGACCTCACGCTGCCACTTGCGCGGGCCTTTGAAATGCTCCAGTGGCGTGCCCTGCTGACCCCAAGGAAACGTAAACATTACAAACGCCAGTGGGTTGTCCTTGATCGCTGGCGCCCATAGGCGTGCCATCAGCTCCTGTTCGTCTTCAGCGCTGTATATGGTCGATTGCATCTTGCTCCTTGGCCTGTACGTCAATCACATCTAGCCTCTTAGCCGCTTCGGCCAGTGCGCCAGTGATGGATATGCGCTGATCCACCTCGACAGATATGGCTTGCTTGGCCACCCAGCCGTGCTGGTGCTTTAAGACTTCTAGCGCCATCTTAGCGTCGCCCTCTAACGCGGCGCTCCGGACAATCTTGGCCATCTCAATCTCACCGTCGGCTTTGCCTTTTTGCGCAGCTATCTCCACAACGGGGTCAAGTTGCGTGAGTTGTCGGTATTCGGTGGGCAGCATGCCGGCGGCCAAGGCTAAGGAATCGCCTTTAAGGCCCAGCTTGGCGGCGTCATATACCGCCTTTAAGCGTGACTCTGTCGCCTGCACATTGCGCGGCGTGAATGGAATTGAATAGAACATAGGCTCTCCATGCTTGTTGCACGTAACTGGATTCTACACAATAAAAAAATTTAAAAACAGTTGGCTGGTGACTATAAAAAAATTGTTCACGGCCCGTACGTTTTCGCAGGCCCTATGCCGCCGGCCCTACCCATCCCCCTCCTAGCATTGTGGTTATTTTTATGTGCTTGCTAGTCTTTGGGTCATTTGGGTCATTTGGGTCACGGTTTTAAATTGCAAGCTGGAGCCAGCATGGCCGCCAATTATTGGGTCATTTGGGTCATGTGTTTTTATATGCATGCCGTCATTTGGGTCATTTGGGTCATGTGTTTTTGTGTGACCCAAATGACCTAAAAGCGCAGCTCTGGCGCCCAGGGTGATAACCGGCTTTGGGTCATTTGGGTCATTTGGTCATCGTTTTAAAATTGGCGCCGGTAGAGTTGTCAACCTAACGTTACACTGTACTTATATACAGTATATAAATTATTGATGTTATCTAGAATCAATGACCCAAATGACCCAAAGCACAATGTTTCCCAGTATTGGCGCGCGCTAGCGCTTAGGTCATTTATTTAATTTCCATGGCCAATTGATAACCCAAATGACCCAAAACTATGCAAGTTTTGCATACTTGCAAATAAATGCTTGACAGTGTAAATAATTCCCTTACAATAGCTACACTGGCAACGAAAAGCCGGTATCAACTAACCTAAGGAACAACATGACCAAATCTGAAATTCGCGAATTGCAATTGATCACAAAATACCGCGCAGCTGGCTTAGGCCCTGATTATGTTGCGCGCGCTATATCTGCGCTCATTCGCTGCGCTCGCAGCCAAAAAAGCGCCGAAGCGCTGCGCGCTCATGCCCTGGCATTCGGCGTCACAAATCACCCTGAATTCATCGCTTAACCAAAACCGGCCGGCGCAAAACCGGCCAATAACATAAAGGCAAAACATCATGAAAAAAGCATTATTAGATCTACTGGCCGCCGTCGTTATCGCTGGCGCTTTGCTTATCGGCGCCCTAGCTTATTTTGACGTATTGGTGAAATAACATGCAAGTACATCTCACACTTAAAAGCGCGAACGTCAAAACCGGCCCAATTCCAGTGTCAACGACGGAGCGCGACTCATGCCCGGTTGATTGCAAAATGAAAGCCGAATGCTACGCAGCCAGTGGGCCGCTGGCGCTACACTGGGCCGCCGTGAGCGATAAAAAGCGCGGCGCCAGCTGGCCAGAATTCACCCAGGCAATTGAAGCGCTACCGGCTGGCCAATTGTGGCGCCACAATCAAGCCGGCGATCTACCCCAGCAAAACGGTTCAATTGACGCCGCGAAGCTGGGTGAATTGGTGGCCGCGAACACCGGTAAACGCGGGTTTACTTATTCGCATCATCGCGACGCCGCGTCAATTGGCTGGATCAGGCACGCCAATAATTGGGGTTTCACTGTAAACCTAAGCGCAAATGATTTAAACGACGCCGATTATTTGGCCGATCAAAACGCCGGCCCGGTCGTCGTCGTCCTACCGTCAACGCAAAACGAAAACCTAAAAACGCCAGCCGGCCGGCCGGTCATTGTGTGCCCGGCCACCCAGCGCGACGACGTATCGTGCGCAACATGCCAATTGTGCCAGCGCCAGCGCGCGGCCATTGTAGGTTTCCCGGCGCATGGTTCGCGTCATCGCACAATCAATTTAAGGCTCGCATCATGAATAAATTATTCCCCGTGATATCCGCCGGCCAGCCGGTGCCTTGTTTTAATTGCAGCCAGCCACTGGCTGGCCAGCCGGCGCCAGTAGATAACCCGCCGAAGCGCGGCCAGTGGCGCGCGTATTGCAGCGCGTGCGATATGTTTACATTTTTTGATAAGGCACCAAATGACAATTAAAACCATGCGCGCAAAATACCCCGGCCACTGTAGCCGGAGCGGCGCCAGGATAAACCCGGGCGACGATATTAAATTTGACACTATAACGCGCCGCGCCTGGTTAGATGAGCCGGGCGACTCTCGCGTTGTTTTCTACGGCGACGACGGCCCCAGCACGTTCTACCGTAACCCGCGCGGCCGGTGCGAAGACGCGCCATGCTGCGGCTGCTGCACTATCTAGCACGCGACTTTATGCGGCCCTGGTGGCCGTATAGGGGCGCGCGCTGGTGCGCGCTATAACCTGGGGTACAGTATGGATCAAAATTTAATTGACGCGCTGCATGCGCTTGTTTTTTACGTCGACCTGGTGGCGCCGGATCTCCCGGACAATGCACGGGTTGAAAATTTGGCGATTGCATTAGATCGCGCACGCGAAGCGCTGGATAAGGTGGCTACATGAAAACCGTAACTATTGGCCGCACGGCCTACAAAATAAACGACGACCGCGACATTTTCGCGGAGCACGCAAAATGCACCGGTAAGCATAAAATTGTGAAAAGCCGGGGCGCCGAATTGCGCCGGTTTCCCGATTATTGGGCCGACATGAGCACGGCCGATTATGTGGCCATGTACTACGGTTTAAACAGTGGCCGAGGTCACCAGGGTAAGGGCGCGCCGTACGGCAGCGAAAACACGTTGACCGGCTTTTATGAGAATTTAAACACGGCCCCAGCGGCCACATACACCGGAGAGGATCTATATGAAAACGAAGGATAATCTACACCCACTGATGCGCGAGATCATCGCGCCATGGGCGCCGCTCACGTATGCGGATCATTATTACGTCGATCTTGGGTTTAGATACGAGCGCGGCCAGGTATCGGAGCATGAATACAAGATGGCCCTGGCCGAAGGCCCGGACGCGCGCCGGCTTATGAGCCGGGGCGCCATGGAAGCGATGCGGAGCGCCTATTGATGGCCCTACTATTTGCGCTTATACTGGCAGCGTTGATTGCCATCCTTCTTGATTTATAGAAGTTAAGGCCCCTAGCGATAGGGGCCTTTTTTTTATGTCGACGCCGTAGGCGGTGGCATTGTCACTTCACCAAGCGGACGGCCAGGGGCGCCGGTATATCCTCGACCATGCGGCGCAGCTCTGACTTTGGCCGGCTGGCCATCTCGGGCGCGCAGAACATGTGTTTTTTGCTTTGGAAGTCACCGGACGCGACGCGCCCGAGATCGACCCACCCAGCCTCTTTGAGCGCATGCAGAAGGGCGGGCTGGGGGACTTTCACACCGGCCGGAGCGGCGCCAGCCACGCGATCACACAATGCATGGAAGGGGGACGCCACGACGCCTTTGGAAAATTCGCCCAGGCGCCCGCGCATCAGTTCCACCAAGTACGATTCGGCCATGCTCATGCCATGTTCGACCAAGTTCAATTTGAATTCTGTCATCATGGGCGCAGCGCCGGGGTTAAAGGCGGAGACGTCGCGGGCCATCAGCCAGGCGCCCACGGCCGCGAACCCGCCGGCTTTGTACCATGCCCACATGCGGGCGGCGGCGTCGGTGGTCATACGGGGGGCGTGCGACCAGATGCACATCCAGCGGCGGTCTTGAGAATCTAGCGAGATGGGCACAGGGTCATTGGAAAAGGCCAGCACGAACACGCGGTTCGCCATTTGGTAGGGGTGCAGGCCCTTGCGGTTAACGGTCAGCATCTCAGGGGGCGCGGCGATGATGGGCTTTAGCTTATTTGCTAATGCTCTCCTTTCCTTCGCGTCGGGTTCTTTCAACTCGTTCAAAATTAAAATTTCAGATTCGAGGGCATAACCAAATTGGCTGCTCATGGTGTCGTTATCAAGCAGGCCACGATTCTTGAGGTGGGGGCCACACACGGCCCATATAAACGGCGCCCACATGGTGTCTTTGCCCGAGCCTTGGTCGCCGCCATGCAACACGGCGTGATTGATTTTGATGCTGGGGTGTTGCAGTTTAAAGGCCATCACGTTCAGGACGTGGTCAAGCTCGCGCTGGTCGGGCACAAGGGTTTTGCAGTGATCCATCCACGGCCTCACATCACCGGCGGCCACAGGCGGGCGGGCATCGCGCCAGCGGTTGCCATACAGGTCACCATCACGGGCCACAATGACCGACTCGCCAGCGGCGTAGGTGATGCCCACAAGCGCTTTGGCGCCATGCTTTTGACGGTTCTCGTCAAAGCAAATTGACGCCTCGACCTTGGGGCGTTTGCCATGGATTGAATTGCAAGATATGTGACGATAGAGAGCATTAAAGGTGCTGCGGGAGATCTCGCGGCGGTCTTGCATGTCAAAATAAGACTCATCGTCTTGAATGTAAGCGAAGCGCTCATACCACTGCGCCTTTTGAACGCGGCCCAGTTCTTTGCGCTCGACCTCGGCGATGATGGCCGCCGCCGCGTCAGGGAACGCCTCGGTTGGCTTAATTTTGGACAGCGCCTGATCCATGGCCAAGGTCAGTAGCTCATCACGTAAGCCAGGGGCGTGCTTGGGGCCGCCGTTATCTGACACCCACTGCAAAAACAGCGATGAGCCAAACTCGACGCAGTGGCTGTGCAGGCAGCAGTAGGCGCGGTTGGCGGGCATGTAACGGCCTTCAGGGTTGCCGTCGGTATGCTCGGCTGAGTTGGGGCAGATCACGCCAGCCCAGCCCTCTTGATTGGGTTTTGACAGCAACAGACCTTGACCACTAAGCCACGCCATCACATCGTCGGCGCCGTCGTCTGACAAGCGGATAGGCTTAAATCCAACAGAGTCAGCGGGCGCGGGGACGACGCCAAGCGCGTCACAAATTTGGTCAAGGGTAAAGTCACGCGAGGGGTGAAACTCCACCAACTTGGCGGCGAAGTTGTTGCGGTCGGGTTTCAGATTGATTGAACCAGGCAAGCGGAAATTGCGCACGGCGTTGATTGCGCCCTTGTCGGTGTAGCCTGCGTCGGCGATGGCTTTGATGGCCGCGCTAAAGTCGGCTTTGGTGGGCTGGTCTGAGAAGGCATAGCCCCACTGAAATGACCCTTCAGACGTCTCAATTTTCCAAGTCGGCTCAAGTGGTGGAATGGCCGCCTTTGTGCCCACGTCATCCAACACCATGACAAGCACATACTCACAGTTAACCGCAGACGCGGAGACGTGGCCATCTTTAAAGCGGTCAATGATAAAGCTGGCCGTGTTGCCGTAGATTGCCCAGTCGTCTTTGATGCGTGCGGTAGGCAACATAGCCGGCCATGTGCATTTGATCGCGCCGTCAGCATGGAATTGCAGTTCTTTGCCAATGGGCTTCTGACGCACGATCAGCGCAGTCTCGCCCTCGGGGGCCAAAGAAATTAAAAAATCAAGAAAGTTCATACTGTTGCCTTCATTTTGTTATGTTTAACTCTGTCTGCGCCGTTTTCCACCACAGTCCCATAAAGCAAGTTGGAAAGCGTGTTGTTTGTTCTGTCGCCATCAAGGTGACGTATCTCACCGCGATCCTCTGTAACTGGGCGCTCACCCACAAACGCCTGCAATACAAGCGCATGCACATACGTTGTTTTTGTAACGCCGCCTCTTGCCAGTTTTACGCTCAAATAATCGTTTGTTACAAACTGCTTTAAATCACGGCCAACATACGTCGCCCCTTTGTGTCGGCCATACGGCACCTGACGGGGCAACGAGCGCACGTTTCCGTGATCGCTAACTTCGTAATACGTTTCAAAATTTGGCACTGCGCGCCATTGTTCTGTCATGTCAGCCCTTTCCGTAGCGGGTCATAGTTTCTACTTCAGCGTTGAGCGGTAGGCCATCGGCCCATGCTGGCGCTGTACACATCACACGTTTTAATTCTTCTGCGGCGTTGGGGTTCGCCGTCTCTAATACGATCTCATCATGCACATGCAGCACAACGTCATCGAGTTGGCGCAGGGCGTGGCGAAGCAAATCGTTGGCCACTGCCTGCGTTACATTTTCACATGCCAAGCCTTTCCATAGACGGGCGCGTGGCCATTCTTTTGCATCTTGCGCTGGCTTCCATGCCGCTTTGGCATAACTGACGCCCTCTGATTCCAGTTTGGCATAGGGGTAGCACAAAATGCGGCCAGAGGGTAGGGCATACCACAGGTGCAGGCCATCGTATAAATATGTTATAAGGCCGGCTTTGAACTCGCGCCCTTTGTTTCGCATTGCTCGGGTGTATGCGTCCTCAAGCGCCGACCAATAAGGTACGCTCCAAGGATTAGCACGGCGCCAGCCATCAACCATGCGTTTGGCAACCGGCTCAGGAAGACTGATCCCATAAGCCCGACCCATAGCAGCAAAAGCGCCCACGCCGCCAGCAAATCCACAGGCAAGTTCTTGAACCTTACCGATCTGGCGCTGGTCTTTGGTGACGTCATCGACGCGAATGTTGAACGTCGCGGCTGCATTAACTTTATAGACGTCTTCCCCACTGCGGAATAGTTCCAGTTTATCGGCACCTCGTCCTGAGAGCCACGGGTTGACCCGCGCTTCAATGGCCGCCCAGTCGGCAACCACAAGGTGCTTGCCTGCGGCGGGGATGATGGCGGGCCTGAGCATTCCTTTGAGAACATCGGTAACGCGCTTTCCATACCGAGGCACGATTGCGTGCCCTCTGACCATAGCTTGCCTGACGTCGTCGGGCTTTTCAGCGCACTTGCGGGTGAAGTTGTGAACTTGGGCGCCGTAGGACGATGCGCGTCCTGTTGCTGAACCGCCTGCAAATACAAACGCTCCTCGGACTCGCTCATCTTCAATATCTGCCAAAGCTGCAAGTCGACTGAATTTTGCGACTGACGAAGCCCAGAGGTCGTCTGCGCATTGGATAACTTCTTGAACATCGGGTGGTACTCCATCACAGTTTAAAAGGTTGGCTCTTACGGTTTTGTCAATGCTGACCTTGTCGTCTTTCTGCATCAGCTTGCGCGCTTCTTCATCCACGCGATCCCAGACCCACTCACGCATGCGGGGGCTGCGAACGCTGGTGATGGCGCCCTCGGTAACTTCCTTGACGATCTCTTCAATCTCAATTAACTCGTCCGACGCGTACTTGACTGCAGCGTGGCACAGCGGCACGTCCACTAGCACGCCACGGTCATTGATCTGCTCGTTGACGTGGTAGTCCAGCAGCTCCTCATCACTGAGGTCGCGCATGCCCTTGCTGATCGCACGCATGGCGCGCACGTCTTGCTCACAATACTTGATCATCTCTTGCCTAAGCTCAGGCGAGTCTTTGAACGGCGGCACGCACATCAAGCGAATAAGTTGCGCGCCTCTGTGATCTTTTTTCATGGACGCGCCAGCAAAGCGGCCAACGTCCTCAAGTGAGCCAGGCGCGCAGTTGGCGCGGGCTTGTGTTGCAGTGCAATAAAACTGCTCCAACTTAAAATCTATTTGTAAAACATACCAAAAAATCAGGCGCTCAAACGCTGCGTTGTGCGCCCTGATCTGGCCGGTGTAACTGCGCACGCGCTCAGGGAATGGCTCAGACGGTATCCACGTCACCACATCTTCATCATCAAACGCATACGACATGCACAGCACATCGGTACTGGCATCCTGAGCGTAGTTGTACACGCCCTTGGCGCGTAGGTCGCATGTACTGCGCGTTTCAAAATCTAACCAAAGCATTGGCGTCTCCTTTCCAATGGGCGCTCATAACGCCCATCAGAAAAGTTACGCTGAACGGCGACGGCGTGCAGGCGCTTTGGCAGCTTCCTGTTCGGCTGTTGGCCATGCTGGCTCATCGGCAGCAGGCGCCTCGCCATCCATGCTCACCCACTCGACAACTTCAAACACTGGCGTGTAAATCTTGCCGTAGGATTTGTGGGCGTAGTGGTCTTTTTTCAGGCGCACGACTGGCACTGGCTTAGCTTGGTCTTTCTCGACTTGCTCGGCCAGAGCCACGGCCAAGGTCTGAACTGCACGCTTGCCGCCCACTGATGTGGTAGTGAAGCGCGCTTCCATACCCTTGTCTTCACCGGAGATGCACTTGAGTGACATACCGACTTGAGTTTCCCAACCTTTTTTAGCTTGGGGCGGTGCCTCATCCAGCTCGGGCAAAGGTGAACTGACAGATACCATCTTCTCGCCTAGCACTTCACCGTCGCCCCAGGCGATGAAACCATGCACAAATGAGAAAGGGTTGACAGCCCAGACTGCGTCGTCTTCAACTTCGGTTTGATCTGCACCAAAGACCCAGTGGCCAGTCTTGTCCATCTTGATGATGACAACACCAGCAGGGCCGACTTCGGCTTGGATCGAACGCAAAGCGCTAGACAAGGTTGAAACGGCAGGCAAGTTTGCTTGAGAGAAGGTTACTAAATTTGACATGATTTTCCTTACTGTAGTTTAGAAAGGGCAACAGATAACTGTTTGCCCAAGAGCATCACCTCGGGGCGCGGGTCATCTACGCTTGCCAAAGTGTTACCTGACGAGATGGCAACCACGAGGTCTTCCGGTAGGCCGATCTTGCGCTTTTTAAGCGCCTTTTCGGCCTTGGCGGGGGAGACGACAGTAGTCTCCATCACTTCAGATTCTGTGAGGCCATACGCAAACAAAGCAATCTTTGCTTTCTCGTCGTCTGACCATGACCGGATGGCACGCTTAGCCACCAGTTTGTATTCGGGTAACTTGGCGCCAGACTCAAGCATCTGCAATGCAAGGGCGCGCAGGTCTTTGATCCAGTCTTCTAGCATGTCAGCGGTCTTGAGGTAGTCGCTAATCTGCGGCGCCGGCAACGCTTCGATCTGCACCTTCAATGCGCGGTCAGCAGCGCCGGTCATCTTAGGGCACACGGGCTTGGCTGCGCACCACTTGCAGTGGTCACCAACGGCCAGCTTAGCGTCTGGCTTTTCTGCCTGCTTGACGGCCTGCACCAACTGCAATTCAAACTGAGCGATGCGCGCAGGCGTTGTCACCCAGCGGCGCACTTCAGGCGGTTGCACAATGACCATCTCAATCTCAGTGACGCCTTCAAAGGCCCACTGCGCTTCTGGCGTGCGCATAGCAGCTGCGGCGTAGAACATCAGTTGCGGGTTTTCCTCAACCTCAACCATAACGCCGTCACCGAATTTCCAATCCAATACAACGGCACGAGAGCCAAGACGACCGATAAGGTCAGTAGAGCCAAAAACCCCAGGCAACAAGTCACCAAAATTGACGTGTGTCTCGGCCTCGATTTCCATAACACGTTTGGGGTCGATTGCATCTAATGCTTCCAGTGCTGGTTTAATTTTGTTGTCGATCAATTCTTGCGTGAGGATCTGATCTTCGTAACGCGCGCCAAGGTAATGCTCAGGGGCTTCGTCGCCCATGATGAGTTCGGCCATGACGTTGTGTAGGAGTGTGCCTTCATCAGCGTATTTGTTTGAAGGCTTAGGCGGCATCTTCTGCACCAGCGCCACACTGCCTGGGCAGTTAATGACGCGCTTTGCTGTAGAGCCGCCAACGATATTTGAGTGAAGCATACTGTCCTTTATTGAATTGAGCTTTGATATTAGCACAGAAATAAATGTTGTGCAAATCTTTTTTACATGTATACTTTACAGCATGAGAGAAAAAGAAATTGAAGTTTATTTTGATTGGGCGGTGCAGCGCATTGGTGGCCGGACTTGGAAGTTTACATGTCCTGGGCGCAAAGGTGTAGCAGATCGCATTGCGTGTTTACCCGATGGCCAAACTTGGTTTGTGGAATTAAAAACCAAAGGCGGCAGATTGTCGGAACTGCAAAAACTATTTCAAACAGAGATGGCGCTACTGCGCCAGAACTATGCGTGTTTATGGAACAAGGAACAAATTGATGGTTTCATTACGACCGTATCAAGAGACAGCCGCTGACTTTCTCTTTGAGCATGACCGCGCCATGATCTTGGCGCCCGTCGGTGCAGGTAAGACCGCCATCACACTGACGGCCATGTGGGAGATGATCCGCGACGGGCACGTCAAGCGCTGGCTGGTGCTGGCGCCCAAACGCGTCTGTACCGACGTGTGGCCAGTCGAGCGCCCCAAGTGGGCTGACCGCATCAGCATGGCTTTGTGCGTTGGCACACCTAAGCAGCGCTTAGACGCTCTCAAAAGCAACGCCCAAGTGGTCGTGACTAACTACGACAACTTGCAGTGGCTGGCTGAACAAAAATTAAATTTTGACGGCGTGGTGTTTGACGAACTAACCAGGCTAAAGAACCCGTCAGGCACACGCTTTAAAGCGTTCCTTAAAGTGGTTGACCCCATGACGACGCGCTGGGGCTTGACTGGCTCGTTTACCAGTAACGGCCTTGAAGACGTCTTTGGCCAGTGCAAGATTGTTGACCAATCATTGCTGGGGCGCAGCAAGGGCGCGTTCATGCAGCAATACTTTGTGCTGATCAACAAAGAGTTTGGCGAATGGGCGCCGCGTGTAGGGTCGCTGGCCAAGGTCATGGACGTGATTAAGCCTGCCACATTTGTCTTGGAAGCAGGTGAGTATAAGGACAAGCTGCCGCCTTTGCATACGGTTGAGATCAAATGCGACATGGATCTGACGCCGTACAACAAGCTAAAAAAAGACTTTGTGCTGGAAGGCGTCACAGCCATTAACGCGGCGGTTGTCACGGGCAAATTACAACAGTTGGCGTCAGGGTTTGTTTACGACACGACCACCACGGCGTCAGACGTGCCTGGCAAGTTTATATCTACGCAACGTCCAATCTGGTACAGCATGCACAAGTTTGAACGCCTTGAGGAATTACTGAACGAAAACCAACATGCCAATACCATCATCGCTTACACCTACCAAGAAGAGCTTGCCGAACTCAAGCGGCGCTTTAACGTCACAACTCTTGACGACACCGACGCCATCAAGCGATGGAATGATGGAAAGATCAGGTTACTGGCCGTCCATCCAAAGTCAGCAGGCCACGGGCTTAACTTGCAGCATGGCGGCTGTCACATGGTGTTTCTGTCGCTGCCGTGGAGTCTGGAATTGTACGAGCAGACCATTGGTCGTCTGCACCGCAGCGGGCAACAACATCCTGTGTGGTGCTACGTAATGTTAACCAACAAAACGGTTGACGAGAAAATTTGGGCGGCCTTGCACGACAAGCGCGCTATATCTGACATTGCAATGGAGGAACTTAAATAATGTGGCCATTCCCGCCCTTTCCAAACCCCAAGGACAAAGGCGCCAACGTGCCTAAGTTTAACCCTGACAACTATGAGGACGCGCCTAGATGACACAAGATGAAATCATTGCGATGCTGAGAGCATCGTGCGACAAAGACAAAGTAGACCCTGAGCAAAATGGCTTTTGGGTAATCCATACTTCAGAACTTGAAGCCTTTGCCAAGCTAGTAGCACAGCATGAGCGTGAGGCATGTGCAAAGATAGCGGACACCGCAGAACCATACA